ATGAATACGATGATGACTCAAGCTATAACGAGAATATCGAGGAAGTTTGGTTTGAGGGTCGCAATGTCATAGGGCTATTCTCTGACGAACAATTCAAAGAGTTGGAAATTGAGGCGGCAATGCGGTTTCAACACCACAAGCAAACCAAGGGTGAAACAATGGACTATGAACCATGAACGAACCAACAAAAGCTATTCAATACTTAATCGATACCGCCCCTTTGTACGCAAAAGCAAAAGCGGATCGGATGTACTTGGAAGAGTTTAGAAAATCCCGCAAGGCTCAACTTATGAGTCAAGCGGGAACTGAGGTTTTAGGTAAACAAGAGGTTTATGCTTATGCTCACCATGATTATGTTGAGATATTAGAGGGCATCAGAGAAGCGGTGACTCTTGAGGAGGAATATCGTTTTTTAATGAGGGCAGCAGAAGCCCGCATTGAGGTGTGGAGAACAAACCAATACTCTGCCCGCATGGAAATCAAAGCCACACAATGAATAATAAATTGAACGCCAAAGAGAGGTTGCATCTTGCAAGGGTCAAAAACCTCCCGTGTTCAGTTTGCCAGGCACACCCACCAAGCGAAGCGCACCACTACAAACAGGGCTTGCAATACACTTGCATTGCCCTTTGTGTTGATTGCCATAGGAATCCTGTAATGGGATGGCATGGGCAGCGAAGGGCTTGGGCTATCAATAAAATGGATGAAATAGACGCATTGAATGAAACGATCCGAGGATTGTGTGAGGAAATGCCCACCAAAAGCCATAAAAGCCCCTTATAGGCGTTTTTAATGGCTTATCCATGCCAACATACTCAGGACGTAAAAAAACCCTCCGAAGAGGGCTTTTGGTTATCGTTTAGTGAGTATTCGTAAAATCAAGGCGATCATTGCATAGATCATGCAACGCTCTCAAAATTGTGAAGCTCAGGATTTTTGAAGGTTAGCTCGCTTTCAATGTACTTTGACAAAATTTCTCTGATTAGCTTCTCATTTCGACCGCTAAAAAATATAGATGCAAGGTCGCCTGTCTCCACTCCAATCACATCCTGAATGTATCTGCAAGCCTCATTTAAAGCTTCTTCCGCAAGATTATCAACATCTTGTTCTGTCATATAGTGCCATGCTTTCATTTTATGCCTCCTCCATATCTTTTATAAAATCAACTCGTTGTTCATGGCTTTTCTTTGCTATTTCAAGCAATTTTTTAGCATCATCTTCATCTAAACCATAATATTCTGCAAATATCTCTGTCGTTAGAAAATCATTAACATAAGTCAAATATAAATCAGCGAGATAATCTCTCAAATATATTATCTTTTTCATTCTTGATTCTCCAAAATATAATCATTAACCATGTGTTGAGCTATTTCGTACCAATTTACATCTGACAGAAAAGCCCGAGCGTAGTCCTCAATGAAGTTGCAATACAGAGGAGCGTTTGCGTTATGACCTGAAAAGATGCACTCTTCTGCGTAGTCTTTTAGTTGAAATGAAATGTTGTAAATATCAGGTTCTGCGTCATCAACACCATCAAACTCCCCAACATCAATGCCATCGAAAACCTCTAGATTGATGCGCCATGTGGCGTAATTAGACCATCCGTTATAAGTAATGTCTTTCATGCTAGTTCCTTAGTAGTTTCTAAAATTTCATTGAAAATCCATGCTTTGCCCTGATGCCAAGAGGCAACGTGGCGACCTTTGAGGTAATAGAGGTTTACTGTGGTAAAAGTGGGATATTCAGCGGATCGGTCGGTTTCCTCTTTATATGGGCAAACAGTAAGGTTTTTGACATCAACAAGCCCGCATAAAAGATGCTCAAAAGCCTTTTTTGTCATTGTGTAGTTTGTTTTGTCCATGCTAAAGCTCCAAAAGTTTCACGAACCAATGCATCGACCTCAGATTGAGGCGTATCCTTCATGAAGCGAAGCATTGCGGTTGAGGTATGTCGACCATATTTGCCACCATAACTTGTGTCATGGTCGCAAGCCCAACGAGTCCATTTAGAGCGAACAATTGCCTCAGTTTCAATCTCTGAGTAGCCAAGATTTAAAAGAGCTTGGATTACGCTAGCCCAATTTCTGAAACGATCTGAGGAGTAAGCATCTGAGGTTTTCTCAGCGAGTGCTTTGGCTTGTTGTGTGATTTTCATATTTACACCTGTTAAAGAAAAAAAGATTATTTGGTTAAAACGTCGAAATAAGCAAGCAAACCGATACAGAGGCACAAGCCCACTCCGATAGCACAAAGAATGTCTTTATGGTCATCGTTCATGGTTTGCTCCTAATGGTTTGAATCTTTTTGCCACCATTGGAAATAGCGTGGTCTCTACCATTACTATTCATTGTGTGGATAACATCAAACACCCCATTCGGCATTTCCCATATTTCAATGCCATCTAAGGAATCCCTAAAGGTTTTGACCTTTTCGGTAGCGTAAGCAATAGCGGTTTCTTTGTTCATATTGACACCTATTGAGTCCCTAGTTCCGCTAGGTCGGTACAAGTAGAGTAATAACAAAAAAGAAAAAAAACATAGGGATAAACCCTAAGATGCTAAAATTATTTAAATTCATTTATTTTCAAGGTTTAGACAATGGCAAGACCACCTAGCCCCAACACTGTTAACTTTCTCAGAATACTGTCAGACCCCCAAAGGATGATCCTCCTGGCAGCGGGTGAAGGGAATATCTCCAGGGGATTCGAGAATGTTCTCTCTTTATATCAACACGCCCACAATGAAGGGTTCAGACCTTCGATGGAGTTTAGTTCGTTAGGAATAATCTCGGGAACAACTAACAACCCCAACTCAGATGAATCACTAAGGGATAAGGTAAGGGAATCAATAGGGAATGAATAGACAAACACAATGACAAACAGAATTAGAAGTAACCCTGAAAAGGTGCATCGATGTTTCATGCTTGCCTAAATCTAAATGAGAATCATTCGCATCTAGGATCACTAAGGGAAAACCCTATGCTGTATGTTTAGCCAGTACTGTATAAAAAGACATGAGGGTAAACCATAGGTGGTGGGAAGTATGGGGGGGGTAGGGGGTAGGTTGGGTTGTAAATATTTGTGGAGCCACCCACCTTCAGAAAAAGCTAAAATGAAATTCCATCCAAGGAGGACAAATGGAAACGAAATTAAAAAGAGGCCGTGGTAGACCAAAGGGAAGCGTCAAGATGACCATACAGAGGTTTGCTGACAATCCGCCCCTTGTACTACCTAAGACAGACCATCAACGTCTGAAGGAGCTTAAAGAGCTGATGATTAGGAGTGGAGGTAAGGATGTGGCTCAAAAGGTTATTGAGATAGCCCTTAATGATGAGCATCCTCATCAATTAGTAGCCCTGAAGATGTGTCTTGATAGGACTCTTCCTGTTTCTTTGTTTGAAAAGGATAAGAGCCAGAGAAGTGCCGTGACCATCAATATCACTGGTTTGGGACAAGAACCATTGGTAGTAGACACTGAACAACCTGAAGATGTAGAGGCAAAGTATGGTTAATTGGACTGTTACTATTCACAAGCCTAGTTGTCTGAGCAAGAATACTTTTCTTGTTCCTAAAGACCATATTGCCACTTTGGTGAAAGAAATTCTTAACGATGATGATTGGTGCGAGGGTGATTCCATAACAATAGAACCTTCTAATATGGAGTACTTTGATGGCTGATCTCAACTTTAGTCTCTTACCCTGGCAACAAGAAGTATTCAAAGACCAAACAAGGTTCAAGGTTGTGGCTGCTGGGCGTAGGTGCGGTAAGTCCCGTATGGCGGCTGTTACCCTTCTGATAGAAGGACTCAAGTGTCCACAAGGCTCTGCGGTTCTTTATGTCTCTCCTACTATGGGGCAAAGTCGTCAAATCATTTGGGACTTACTGCTAGACCTTGGTAGAGAGGTTATTCAGTCCTCCCATGTGAACAATCTAGACATTACCCTGATAAACGGGGCTAGGATATACGTCCGTGGTGCAGATCGTCCTGATACGCTCCGTGGAGTCTCATTGACCTATGCCGTACTAGATGAGGTTGCAGACATCAAACCCGAAGCATGGGAGCAGGTCATTCGTGCCAGTTTGAGTGATAAACGGGGCAGAGCACTCTTTATTGGCACTCCTAAAGGGCGTAACTGGTTCTACGATACCTTCAAACTAGGTGAAAGTGAGGATGATCCTGATTGGAAGAGTTGGCACTTCACCACTGCTGATAACCCCTTGATTGACCAAGCAGAGATAGATTCCGCTAAAAAAACCTTAAGTTCCTTTGCTTTTAAACAAGAGTTTATGGCTTCTTTCACCAATGCGGGTTCGGACATCTTCAAGGAAGAGTGGATCAAATATGGGATTAGTCCTGAACACGGAAGCTATTACATCGCTGTTGACCTAGCGGGATTTGAGGAAGTTGCCAAACAAGCCGCTAATGCTAAGAAGCGTTTGGATGAGTCTGCTATCTCAATCGTTAAGGTGA